AATGGGAAAAAAGAAACCATGAAAGCGGTTTTTCACGAATGGCAGGTTTGAAAGAGCCTCGCTAGGCTGCAAAGTCTAGTTGTAACTGGGTGAATTGCTGGGAACCCCTACCGAGAAATCGAAGGGCAATCAGCAGCCAAGCCTCGCAAGAGGAAGGTTCAACGGCCATCCCGAAAGGGAGTAGGGTTAAGTAACCCGAAGCGCCCAGCCCCATATATAATGGGTGAAGATATGGTCTGCTCTGCATAGCATAATATGCAGCAGCCTTTTATAAGGCGAATTAAGATTAACGACCTTAATTGAACATAACGTCAAGAGCTTGCCGCTGCTGTTGACACGAACTACGTCAACGAAGGTGCAGATTTTAGTTATGTAAATCCCTCGGCTACTACAAGACTTGGGAATTACCACCAAATATCTGTGCAAGCAGCACAAGTTTCCGGCACGTTAGATGCAGTAGATGTCGCGGGTCGGGACAAAGAAACGGCTTATGTTAAAATACTGAAAGGTATTGAACAACGCCGTGACATAGAGAAGGCTCTGTTTAAGAACGAAGCTCGTTCTTCTTCTGATCCTCGTAAGGCTGGAAAATTCCTGTCTTACATCACTAACATGGAGCTAATCTCAGCTTCAACTACCCCTGCTGGAACTGGCGCAAACGTATCAGACATGGCTGGAACGAATGCGGCACTAACTCTGGCAAAAATCGACAGTGCTATGAAAATGGCATATGACGATGGTGGACAACCGGACATGATGGTTGTTTCACCAGCAAACAAGGTTGCGTTTTCTGATTTGTCTAGCGGCAGTGCAGTAACCAACCAATTGCATATGACTGCCAATGCTCCAACCGATGCGATTATAATCGGTTCCGTAAACAAGTATGCGGCTTAACTAGAGAAATCTGTTTTGAGAATCTGGTGAACTCAGGGAAACTCTGGCAACAGACAATCCTGATCCAAGCCTCTTTTTTAAGAGGAAGGTGCAACGACCATCCCGAAAGGGAGTAGGCTGGAAGCCCAGCCGAAGCGCCAGACACCCTTATGGGTGATGATATGGTCTGATCTGTACAGGTGCAAGCAATGTACAGCAGCGAAAGCGGTCTTAGTTTAGCGAACTAAGGCGAACATAATGATCTATGTATCTTACGGACTTTGGCACGTTGAATGTTGTGATTGATCGTCAAGCAGCTAACACTGAACTCTTGCTGCTCGACAAAGACCACTACAGTTTAGGCCACTTGCCTGGACGTATGTTCTCGGTAAGCGATGTCGCCCCCGTTGGCGATGCTACCCGCTTCTCAATTGTGAGTGAGTGGACGCTTATTATGGACGCTCCAAAAGCACACGCTGCTGTCGTGGATCTTTCAACCACTTAATCCGTAACGGGAGAGGTGTAAAAACCTCTCCCACTTTATTTAAAGAGAGAGACATGAAAAAACTTTTGACTGAAGATCGTGTGGCTGGAAAGAAAACGTATTTCCAGACAGAAGGTGATGATACCCACGTTGTTACTGAACAAAAAGTCGATCATATCCTTGAGCATAACAAGCGCCAAGCGAATGATTGGAAGTCGGGCAGCATGATTGGCAACACGCAGCGCCACCATCAGAAGGTCGCTGAAATTCCGGCAACCCTTTACTACGATCTGGTTAAAAAACTTGGTGATCCGCGCCACAATCTACAAGCATGGAAAAAGTGGCTAAATGATCCCGAAAACCGATTTTTTAGGTCTACAGGCGGCACAGTCTAATGGCGATAACAACCTACGCAGAATTACAAACGGCTTTGGATAACTGGCTTGCCAGAACAGACTTACAAAGCCGAACACCCGAATTTATTACCCTTGCCGAAGCAAGGATGAACCGTGAGCTTGAAACACGCTCACAGGAAAAAAGGGCTACCTCTGCATTGGTTGCTGATGATCCATACGTAACCTTGCCAACCGATGTCAGGCGAATTAGGCATGTGCGTTTAAACACAAACCCCCGCACAATTTTGGGTTTCTATACGCCGACAGCGGTTGATATTGAACGGCCCAGCACAGGGACAGGCAAGCCAAAAATGTATTCGGTTGTCGGTGAAGAACTCTATTTAAGGCCAACGCCGGACTCTACTTACGAACTTGAAATAGATTACATTGCCAATATCTCTGCTTTGAGTGACAGCAATACGTCAAACACAATTTTGACCCGTTATCCTGATGTGTATTTGCATGGCGCACTTACGGAAGCCTTTGGTTATCTGATGGATACCCAGAGACAGACTCAGCACGATACACTTTTTAGCCGCGCTATTACTGAAATAAAACTGGATGACGACCGCGCTAAATATGGCGGCAGTCCACTAACACTATCAACGGAATATGGAGAAATAGCATGAGTGCGCTTTCTGACACTTTGGAAAACACTATCCTTGATGCGATTTTGAGAAACACGTCCTATCAAGGGCCGTCAACGGTTTATATCGGACTCAACACCGCTTCTTTTACGGATGATGGCTCTGGCGGTACTGAAATATCTGGAAACGGATACGCCCGTCAGTCAATCGCTTTTGATGCCGCTTCTAGTGGGGCAACGGATAATACGAGTACCGTGGATTTTCCAACGGCAACAGGAAGTTGGGGAACAATTAGTCATTGGGGTCTTTTTACGGCTTCAACTTCTGGTACTCTTTTAATACATGGTGCTTTTTCCGCGAGTAAGGCTGTTGCATCTGGTGACATTCTACGAATTGCGGCTGGTGAGCTTGATATAACGGCTGCCTGATATGGCTGAGATCCACGGCCCCACTTTAGAGCAGCTAGACGATTGGGGAAATATTGATTCTCTTGATTCCTATGGAAATCTTGAAGACATTGCCAACTGGTCAAGGTTTGAGGCTTCTGCATCAGCCAGTGTAGCCGTCACCCAGACTAGTGCTTTAACACGCATACAGCCCGTATCCGGCTCTGCAAGTATTGCTTTAACTGAAAGCAGTGCGGTTATTCGCTTACGAACTGTTTCTGCTTCAGAAAATATCGCTTTAACTGAAAGCAGCGCGGTTGTTCTAATTCTTTCTGTTTCTGGTTCAGCAAGTGCTGCTATTACTGAAAGCAGTGCGGTTAAAAGAATACATTCGGTATCTGGCTCTTCTGATATTGCTATTACTGAAAGCGCAGCAGCTATCATTCTGGTAGGCGTTAGCGGAACGGCAAATATTACAATAAACGAAAGCAGTGCTGCACAACTGCTATGGAACTTGCCAACAGTTGATGATCCGGCGTTTAGCGTTATCGCTGCTGGCAGTCATACTTGGACAGAACAGACAACTGATAGTCATACTTGGAGCAACCAGTGATACCATTTGGTGAATTTGTACCCGATCAGCCGCACCTTGGAAATGCTGGTGCAACGGTTGCAAAAAACGTCATCCCTGCGTTAAAGGGCTATAGAAGCTATCGGCAACTAGCCGCAGTATCGGGCGCAGCAACTAATGACATTCTTGGAATGTATGCCGGAAAAGCTGATGATGGTGATACCTCTTTGTATGTTGGTGATAGTGCAAAATTATACAGGATGGATGCGTCAGATAGTTCCTTAACTGATAAATCCAAAGGAGGAGGCTATTCAACCGCATCAGGCGATGTCTGGAAATTTGCTCAATTCGGTGAAACTTTATTAGCAACTAATTTTACCGATAATATCCAGACGGCAACCATAGACAGTGCCAGTGCATTTGCTGATCTTAGTGGTTCACCACCAAAGGCAAAATTTATTACAACCGTGAAAGATCAGGTCTTTTGTGGATTTACAAATGATACGGACGGCGTGACTCCCTATCGAGTACGATGGTCTGCCATCAACAGTGCTACAGGATGGACAGTCGGAACAAGCTTATCAGACTATCAGGACGTTGTTGATGTGGGTGATTGCACAGGGCTTGTTGGTGGTGAATATCTTATTGCTCTTTTTGAGCGAGGAATTGTTCGCGCCAGTTTTGTGGGCGCTCCACTTATTTACCAATTTGATCGTTTAACAAATCAGAAAGGATGTACGGTTCCAGGCAGTGTTGCAAGCGTTGGTGCGGGTCTTGTTTTCTTTTTAAGCGATGACGGCTTTCACATGTTAAAGGGCAATGAGATTGTCTCAATTGGTGCCGAAAAAGTTAATAAATGGTTTCTTAAGCGATTTAAAATAGCGAACAAGGAAAATATGGTCGCATCAGTTGACCCAATGAATCAAAATGTGATTTGGGCATATCCGAACACTGATTCCGAAGATGGATCAAATAACGAAATTTTAATTTATAATTATAACTTAAACCGCTGGAGTTATGTTGAACAAAGTACAACGGCATTAGCGCCTCTTTTTTTAGCTGGATACACGCTTGAAAATCTTGATAATATTAATTCAAGTATTGATTCTATTCCGGCAAGTCTGGATGACGGTATTTGGAAAGGCGGTACTTTTTTCTTTGCTGGTGCAAAAGATAAAAAGGTTCAGTCTTTTACAGGTGACCGATTGGAAGCGACGTTAGAAACAGGCGAGTTTGATGTTTCTCCAGGTAAGCGCAGTCTTGTTAATAATATTATTCCCTACGTTACGTCTGCATCAGGAACCGCGCCCACGATTTCCGCAGCGATTGGTTCAAGATTAAGGCAAAACGATGACGTTTCTTTCGGCACAACTTCAAGCCAGAATGCAGATGGGTATTGCCCTGTTCGATCTAGTGGAACTTATCATCGTGTTCGTTTAAGCCTCTCAGGTGATTGGGAACAAGCCCAAGGTGTTGATGTTGATATTCAGCAAATGGGAATGCGCTGATGGCGACTGCAAACTTTCGCGCTCTGTCGCCTTTTAGTGACCAGCGTGAAACCACAGAGGTCGTTAATAATATCCTTTCTGGAAAACTCAACGCGGTCGGTACGGTTACAATTACAAATTCTGCAACAACGACAGTGGTGAATGATTATAGAGTTGGTAAGGAAAGTGTAATTTTGCTCATGCCAACGACTAGTGCTGCGGCGGGTGAAATTGCTTCTACCTATGTTTCGGCAAGGGCTAAAAACAGTTTTACAATTACACATCCAAGTGCAACGACAAGCAGAATATTTGACTATGTTGTTATTGGGTAAATCGCGGAAACATTTATCTGATGCACTAAAACGTGCGGGTGACACTCATAGCGTTGATGATGTTATTGAGATGATCGAAAACGGTGATGCTCGATTATACAAGCGTAAAAAATCAACAGTTGTGACACAGGAATTTGATTTGCCAGCGGCAAGACAGCTTCATTTCTGGCTTGCTGGCGGTGATCTTGATGACCTGATTCAAGCGGAGCGCGAAATTGTAGAGGACGCAAAAGAGCGCGGAATAAACAAGGTAACAATAATTGGACGTCCTGGCTGGCAAAAGAAGCTCGATGGCTTTCGCCAAGCTGGGGTAATTCTATCAAAGGAAATTTAAAATGAGTTTTCTAGGAAATCTTTTTGGTGGTGGTAGTAGACAATCGGGTGTGCATACAATCACAAGTGACCCCCCTGCGTATGCCAAACCATTTTTTGAAAGCAGTATGCAACGTGCTGAAGATTTATACCAAGTACCAAAAGAATACTATCCGGGCCAAACTTATATAGATTTTTCTCCTACAACTTTAGCTGCTTTAGACATGGGTGAAGCACGGGCGGCAGGTGGTTCTCCTTTATTACGCGGCGCACAGGATTTTACGCAAACCGCGATGACGGGTGGCTTTACAAACCCCGCTGCCGCGATGCTGCAATCAACAGCGCAAGGTGATTTTTTAAGTGGCAACAATCCTTATCTCTCTGATGCTTTGCAACCCGCTATCGATAAGGTTCAAGGAGCTTTTTCGGGCAGTGGCAGATTAGGCTCTGGCGCAAACATTTCTGCAATGACAAGTGCGCTGGCTCCCGTTTATGCAAGAAATTACGCTCAAGAAAGACAAAATCAGATTGCGGCACAACGGGCGATTGGAAATCTTGCACAAACAGATTTTGCAAATCGTTTTGCGGCGGCACGGGCGGCTCCAACTTTGGCGGCGGCTGATTATGCGGATATTGACCGTCTTTCTAATTTTGGTGCTTTGCGTGAAAGGAAAACGGCTGAAGCACTAAAAGATGACATTGCGAGATTTAATTTTATGCAAAACGAACCAGAAGAACGCTTGCAAAATTTTCTTGCCTCTATTCGCGGTGGTACTTTTGGTGGAAGTAGATCGCAACCGATTTATCAGGATCGTGTGGGGCAGGGGATAGGTAATCTCGCAAACCTTGGAGCAGCCGCACATTATTTTAAACAAGCTGGGTTATTTTAAAATGGATGATTTAGTCAAATACGGATTGTTGGGTGCTGGCGACAAAAAAAACGCTGCATTGATGGCTTTGTTTAATCTTGGAGCGCAAATAGGAAATCGAAGTGCGCCAAGATTAACACCAACGCCTCCCGCTCTCGATATGTCGAAGGTTATGGGTGTTTATCAGAACACTTTAACAAATGCGATGAAACGCCGCGCTCTTGTAAAGGAACTTGAAGATAGGGAAAAACGGCGTTCATTTTTTGATGCAAAAGCGATTGATCCAGTAGCAGCAAGCCAGATTGCAATGCGGGGCGGTCTGCAACAAGCACAGTTAGAAAGTCTACTCCCAGAAGGCGCTGTAAATGTAGAAACAGCAAAATATGGTGAAGAATTATTCCCCGAAGATTTTGCACAATACGACGCACAACGGGCTATGGAAACGGCACCTAATTATTTAAAAGCCGCAGAAGCGCAAACAACGATACCTTCCCATTTGTCTTTTCTTGATCCAGCAAAAGCTAGAGCCTTGATGGGTCTTGGTAAAATTGATGATAAATTGGGAATGAAAACTTATGCTGATTTACTGACAGCAAAACCTTCTGAGTCTTTAAGTTTTGAACAAAAAAAAGAATTAGCTAGATTAAAGGGAGGGATACGCAAAGACCCAACTTCAGTGAGAGAGTTTCGGTTTGCTAAAAAAAATGGATTCCCTGGAAATTTTGCAGAGTGGGTGAGGTATAAACAACCGTCTTTGCAGCCACTTACCCAAAAAAGAGCGGATCAAAATCTAAATATAGAGATGGCGAATGCTGGTTTTACAATTAAAAGGGATAGTCGTGGAAACATTACAAAAGTTGTTCCGATAGAGGGTGGTAAGGTTGATGTTCAAAAGAAAGAAAAAGAAATACAAAGATTAAAAACAGCTAGTCAAAAAGGCAACACTTCCAGGGTCGCATTACAATCTATAGCTGGTATCGAAAAAATAATGAGGGAATCGAAACTTCCTGACTATTTTTTAACAGGAACAGCTTCACGAGCAATATCTTGGGTTTCTGAAACTGATGCTGGAAAACTATTATCCCACGTTGCTTCTCTAAAAAGTCAAGTGGTACTAGGGACAATGATGAAACTGAAAGAAGCGTCAAAACAAGGTGCTACTGGCTTTGGTCAACTGAACCAAAAGGAATTACAAATACTAATAGACAGCATTGGAGCATTAGACCCCAAAAACACAAATTTACAAATATTTAAAGGCACACTTAATAGAGTTAAACATAAATTTATTCATGTTTTGATGGGTGTAAAAAAATATCTTACTACGGAAAAAATTAAAGAATTAGGTTTTAGAGATTTAATAAATAAACTGCCAGAGGATCAAGCCATTGAGGCTGGAAGGGAAGCCTTACGTCGAAACCCAACTAAACTAAAAGAAATTATGAAAAGATTTTCTGATGTAGGTCAATTTATTACTCCAGAAATGTTGGGAGCACCACAATAATGGCACAAAAAAGACAGCCTAATTTCGATGATCTTTTGCAAGGCGGGACACAAAAAAGACAGCCTAATTTTAATAATCTTACAACGTCAGACTCAAGCATTGATCCTACAACGTCAGACTCAAGCATTAGTCGTTTGTTGGGTAAATTTTCTCAAGGCGCTTCACCCGTTTTAGCAAGTACCGTTTTAGGGGCTAAACTCGGAAGTCCGTTAGGGCCAAAAGGAGTGGCGGGCGGTACTGTCCTTGGTAGCACTGTTTTACCACTCGCTGATTTAATAAGTCAGGGGTACAATGCAGCGGTTAGAAATTTGGGTTTTCCAAAAGCACAAATTGTTCCGACAAGTAAATACATACAAGGTCTTCTTGGTGACAAACCAAAAACTACCGCTGAACGTGCAGCTTTGGCTGCGGGAGAAGCATCAGGTATGGTTGGAGGCCAATTGCCTGGATTGTTGAGGCTTTCTCAGGTAGCAGCAAATCCAACTTTACGAGGGATTAGTGGAACTCTAGCAACGGCTCCAAAAACTCAAATGGTTGTTGCACCAACGGCGGCTGCAACAAGTCAAGTTGTAACGGAAAAAACAGATAGTCCGGCGGCTGGTTTAGCATCTTCTATTTTAACAGGATTAGCAATTGGCAAAGCTGGTACACCTCGTTTTAAATTTACAACTGGCGATCAATTAAAAACCGCCGCGTCAAGATCATATAAAGAGGCTGATAACGCTAATATTGTTTTACCAGAAAATGAAGTTTTACGCCTCAGAGAAAATATTATTAAAACTATAAAAAAAGAAGGTTACAATGCAAACTTGCACCCAAAAGTAACAAAGGCGTTAAGCATACTTGGACAAGATTCTAAAGATGAAACATTGATGAGCTTAGACCAATTAAGAAGAGGATTTAGAGATTTAGCAAGGAATCCAGATGAAAGTCGAATTGTCGGTGCTGCTATTGATGCTTTTGACAAACACTTATTAGCTCTTAAACCTTCATCTTTTAAAATTGGTAATGCTGCAAGTGGCATTACATCTTTAATAAAAGCCCGTGAACTTTGGCAAAGATCAAAAAAAGTCGAAGTGATTGAAGATATAATAGCAAATGCAAAGTTGGCGGCTGGCGCAAATTATACACAAGCTGGTTTAGAAACAGCGTTGCGACAACAGTTTAGGGCGCTTGCCAAAAAAAACCCAGGCAAATCTAGCCCTATTGATCGTTTTAGTGCTGAAGAACAAAAAGCAATAATCAAAATTGTTAAAGGTGGTAAAGGCGAAAATTTAGCAAGAATTATTGGCAGAATAGCGAGTATTAGAGGCCCAATATCAGCCGTACCAACTATGGTGCCGTTGTATTATGGGGAACCTGTGATTGCCGGAATAATTGCAGCAGCTGGAGAATCAGCAAGACGAGGTGCTTCTGCTCTTACAAAACGTAATGTAGGAAATTTGAGAAAAACCATAACTGGCGATGTAAAACCACCAAGTAATGTTCGCCCAGGCGCGATAAGAGGCTTGCTAAGTGATCCTAATATTGGGTCTGAACTTTTTTAACACTTTACAACCAACCTGCTTTTAGCGGGTTTTTTTATGAGGCAATTTTATGGCAAAAGACCAATGCTCTGAATATGATACGACTGCGGGAAATAATACCGTCGTTGGCGATGTTAATATCGCAGAAAACTGTCCTCCCAGCGGAATTAACAACGCAATCCGCGAGTTGATGTCGCATTTGAAAGACCCTCAATTCAACACCGTAAATGCTGTTGGCGACACGAGTGCTGGCGATGATGCAGCAATGGGCTATACCGCCGCCGAAGGGCTTATTTTAACAGGCCAAGGAAGTACGGATGACGTAACCATTAAAAACGATGCTGACACCACCGTTGTCAATGTTCCGACAGGCGGGACTGATGTTGAAATAAGCGCTGGAAATATTGTTTTTGGCACTGCCAGTAAAGGCATATATTTAGGAGTTACAGCCGCTACAGCCGCAAATTTGCTCTCGGATTACGAAACGGGAAATTGGACAGCTACGTTAGAGGGTAGTACCACCGACCCAAGCTCTGCTGTTACCGTCACAGGCAATTATACCAAAGTAGGTAGAATAGTATATGTGCAAGCCGCTTTTGCGAATGTAAACACAACCGGAGCCGCTGGCGGTATCAGGGTGACAGGTTTACCTTTCACGCCAAGTCCAGGCAATCAAATGACGGGCAATGTGACGTTTCATACAATGGCAACCATTTCTTCTGGAACAGCAAATATCTGTCCATTTTTTCAAGTAGCAGATGTTGCTTTTTACCAATCAAAGACAGCCGCCGCTTGGTCTGAAGTCTCACACAACGCTGGCACGGGCCGTTATATGTATTTCAGTGGTGTATATCAGGTTTAAACAATGCCAAAAAAGCAGAAAAAATTAACCATTCGTCAACAAGCTGCTTTAAAAAACCACGCGGCTCATCACACCACAAAGCACATGGCTGAAATGAGAAAAGCCATGAGGAATGGCAGCACTTTTACCGCAGCCCACAGGCAAGCGATGAAAAAAGTAGGCAAATAGAGGATTAATATTATGGCTTTAACAAAAGAAACAGAACTTTTTCAAATCGACTCAAATGCAACCACAGGAGCAATCAGTGTAAGAGTGGATTCGATTGTTAAAGAGGATGGTGTTGAAATTTCAAGAACGCCTCACCGACACTGTGTTGTTCCTTATTCATCGAGCAAAAATGATGAAGGGGTTTGGACGCACACAGACACAGATGTCAGTGGTCAAGATTCAAAAGTTCAAGACATTGCAACAACTCTCTGGACGGATGAGGTAAAGCAAAACTTTAAAGATCGTGTTGAAAGCGAGAGTTTAACTTGAGACACTTGGGCATATTTTTAATGACCGTCTTTATGACGGTTTTTTTATGCCCAGATGCTAACGCGACTATCGGGTGTACCCCTGATGATCCGGCTCCGATTTTGCTTAAAAAGCATAATGAAAAACCTCTTGCAAAAGGGATGAGCAGCCGAGGTGCGCTAATAACAATTTACGTTTCACGAGAGGGAACCTGGACGATTATCGCAAAAGTACAAAAAGACGTTTTTTGTATTTTAGACATGGGTGGAAATTTTGCCCCTGTAATTTCAAAAAAAAAATCAGGGAGTAAAAGTTAGATGGCTCGGAAATCTCCTACACAACTGGCAAATGCAGCACTCGATGCAATCGCAAAACATGAAAAAGAATGCAGCGAACGTTGGCGCGAATGCACCTACGAACTGAAGGCATTAAGCCATCAGGTCAAAGCACATTCAGCAAGATGGGAGAAACTGGCGTGGATAATAATTTCAACTCTTATTGTCGCGCTCGTGACAGCTTTATTGAAAACATTTTTTTAAAGGAGAATATTATGGATTGGATTATGGACCGAGTTAAAGAACCATCAACATGGGCTGGCGTAGCCGTTGGTTGTGTTGTGATAGCCATGATGACCCAATGGGGCTGGGTTGGATTTGTCGGTGCCGCAGCAGCCGTAGGTGCCGTTCTTCTCAAAGAAAAGATCATCTAATGTTTAAACGGAGTTTGCTGGCGTTTGCAATTCTTTCGGTTTGTACATTGCCAGCATCCTCAACTGATACAGTTACAAATACCACCGTCAGCAATACGGTTAGTTCTTCTTCAAATACCGTCAGCAGTTCCTCCAATACAGTATCAAACACAACAGCATCTAACACGACCTCCTCAAATACAACTGGAAGTACCGTAATCGACAAAGCTCCTGCAACGGCTTCATCACCTTCCGTTGTGGTTAACAACTCTGATGTCTGCGTTTCCGGGGTAAGCGGTGCGGTACAGACTTCCGTTTTTGGTGTCAGTGGTGGTGCCACGGTGCGTGACAAAAACTGCGAACGATTAAAGCTGGCTCGTAGTTTGTATGGCATGGGGTTAAAGGTTGCTGGTGTCTCTATGCTGTGTCAGGACAAACGAGTGTTTGATGCAATGTGGGCGGCAGGGACACCTTGTCCATTTGAAGGGGCAATAGGCACCAAAGCCAAAGCCTCGTGGTTGAAAAATCCTATGAAATCGCCTCAAGGAAGCCAGATACAAATTGCCGCAATAAAGGCAAAAGAATTAGCAGAACAAAAAAGATTAGAAGCTGAGTCTGAGGAAGAGGATAATATAGAATGAAATATCTTAGTCCTCTTTTGTTAGTTCTCGCAATCCTTTTATTTTCAATCGTTTCTGCAAAAGGAGAGGATAAAACAACCTCAAACCTCACACCAAACATAAGCGAGTTTTCACGTAGTGGCGGAACTTCAGTAGGTCAAGGATGGGGGTGTAGTTCTGGTCAGTATTGCACTTCTGGCACCAACGAAGGCGGTGGCACATACACCTCAACTTTTGATGTGCCGCTGACGGAAGCAGAAGTGCGCCAGGGCTTCACTCTCAATAGCGGCATAACTATTAATAGCCATTCTTCAAACAGTCGTTTGCCCAGTTGCGCTAACGGTGTTCTTCAGTCTGGTGATTGCCGTGATATGTTTAAACTTACAATAACGCTAAAAGACGGTTCAACAACCGTTGAAACTTTTGTCCATCAGGAAGAGCTAGATTGGACAGGTATCAGAAATTTTACATATTCAGATACGGTTGCTTCAAACAGTTACGGTGTTCTGTCAGGGGTTCTCTCTCTGTTCGGGATCGACGCTGGTTATCCTACAGGATACTATGGACCGCAGTTTTCTGATCCAAGCCTCACGATAGATTATCAGACAGCATTGGTTGTTGAGGATACAACAACTCTTATAAATGATGTCATCCAAACAGAGACCGAAACGACCATCATGGATGTGGCTACTGTGGAGCCTGAGATTGTTCCTGTTACAACGACAATAGTCTCGACAACAATTCCGATTTTGCAAACATTCTCTTCAGTAGAAACACCTTCCACAACACCTCCAACTGTCAGCCCACCAGTAACCTCAACTCCAGAACCCGTTGCTGAAACTTCAATTGAAGCACCAACGGTTGAGCCAGAAGCGCCAGCCGCGCCAACGATTGCGCCTGTTGTGGAGCCATCCGAAACTCAGCAAGAACAAACCAACGAAGCTGAAGCAAAGATTGAGGCAAAGGTAAAACAGCCAAAGGCCAAAGGCAGTTCAAAAACAAAAGTGCAAGGTCCAACAAATTCTCCAGCCGTAAATGTGAGCGTTCCTGTAACCCCTGCGGTTGCTGCTCAAACAGTTGTTAACAATATTGCGCCTTCTCAAAAATATGGCGGCACCGCACAGACGGTCACGTTGGTCGCTATGGGAATGATTGCGGACAATCGACAAATTTTTAAAGGCGCAACTATACCTGATGCACCTAATTTTTTCAGTAGTTCGTCCGTGCCAGACGGCCCCTCAATAGTTGATATCGCAAATAATTATTCTTTTATCGGACAATCAAACGGTCAACACGATGCGCTTGTTGAAAGTCAGTGGAGTAAATAGTGGCTGAAGTTGAATTTGCTGGCGTAAAGTTTAAAGGAGGCAAAATGGTAGCTGTGCTGATGGCTGGCTCCACGCTTATTGGAGGTCTCTACGGTGCATTTGAAGTGTACAAAGACTACCAGAATATGAAGAAAAAAATCGCTTCATACACAGCACCGGATTTAAGTGGTTTTGATAAACGCATTAGCTTAATTCAAAAGCAATTAAAGGCAAACACTACCAGAGTTGGTGAAATACAAACCATTGCTAGGGATACGCGGCAAGATACTCGCGCAGATGCGGCATCCCTACACAGCGCAATTAGTGCCGTTGATAAGCGCAGCCGCACCGCTGATAGCGAAACCCGTGCCGCAATGCGACAAGCTGAGAAAACAATGCGCGACATTATATCTTCTGCAAGTGAGCGTTTTGATTCAAAGATTAATTCGGTTGATGAAAAACTCGATGCTCTTGAAGCAAGGATTCAAAAGCAAGTTAAACGAGCTTTGGATAATCCTCTTTTAAAACGATGAAAAAATACACAATTCAACTTTTTGACCAGACTTTGAAAACAAATATTGCCGTAGAAGTTTTTGCAACAAGTCGAAAGCAAATTCGAGAAATTTTTAAAAACCATATTCTTTTAATTGTTAATGAGGAAATTTATGTCTGATGAAAACATCCCCGATAAGGCAGCATACCAAGTTAACAGGCGGCTCATGTGCTGGGCTGCACTAGGCTTGATGGCGGCAACGGTCGTTTGTGTTCTTGTTAATCCAGATGCGTATAAGAATGCGCCTGTCGGCCCAATATTTTACGGCCTCTCTGGTCTGGTTGCTGTTTACTTTGGGGCAACATCTTTCACACAGGCTAAAAAATGATACAGGCATTACTCCCCTCAATACTGCCAGCGGTGACAAATGTCATTGGACGATTTCTCCCAGAGGATAAAGAGGCCAAGGCAAAAGCAGAACGTGAAATAGAAGCGCAACTGACAACGCACCTTGCAAAGATTGACCTTGCACAATTGGAGATAAATAAAGCTGAAGCAAGTCATCGTTCTATTTTTGTTGCTGGTTGGCGACCATTTATCGGATGGTCGTGCGGAATTGCACTTGCTTGGACTTATGTCGCAACTCCTATCTTGCAATTTATTCTAGCAAACACTGGATACCTGATTGATTTACCAGCAATGGATATGAGTCAAATGATGCCCGTCCTTATGGGGATGCTCGGATTGGGCGGCCTCAGGACTTTTGAAAAGTTTAAAGGTGTAAGCAAATGACTTTTCTCGAAGAATTGCGTGAAGAAATTGCGGCTGATGAGGGGGTCAAGCATGAAATATATTTGGATCATTTGGGATTTAAAACGTGTGCGATAGGCCACTTATGCTTGGGGCATGAGCCAGAATATAATTTGCCTGTCGGCACGAAAATTACTGAAGAAAGAGTTAATGAACTTTTCGATCAAGATATAAAAAACACTATCGCAGATTGTCACATAATTTTTACTGATTTTGATTCACTTCCAGATGAAGCGCGAAAAATCATTGCAAATATGTGTTTTCAACTAGGAATGCCGCGCCTTCTAAAATTTCGCAAAACTAACGATCTCATAAAGAAACGAATGTGGCGCGAAGGAAGCATTGAGATGTTAAATTCCAGATGGCATGAGCAAACGCCGCAGAGGGCAGAGCGTTTGTCTCAACGGATGGCGGCGATTGCCGACTGACAAGCATCAGTTAGGGCAAGTCTGCGAGGCTATTTTAACTGAACACATGATGCGGCTTGGCTACTATATCTTTCGACCACTGGCCCATCAGGGGCCATGCGATTTAATTTGCATTAATGAGGAAGGCGAGGTTGTTTTACTTGATAGCAAAAGCGATGCCTTTCGGGTTAATCCTGGTAGAACAAAACCCGACCGAATTTACAGAAAAAGAAGCACTTTACAGAAGTGTTTAAACGTCCGAATGGCGTATGTGGATGCCGACACACGAAACGTCTATATTAAGCCTCCACTCGATGAACCAACTGACTAAATCGTTTGGGTCCAATTTTGGGTCCAAAAAAACCTTCTGCTCATTTCTGCTCTTTTCTTCTCAGTTATTCTCATTTATAATGTTTTTGTGAGTTAACCGAGGTTGCTCGGTTAAGTTATTGATAACATTTGGTTTTTTTAAGGGCATTTTAGGCCTTTTAATCAGTTGGTCGCAGGTTCGAATCCTGCCGGGCCCACCAATGATTTCAATGACTTAGCAGAAGTTCTTAAAGCCTTTTCTAGGCTTGGGTCCGGTTTTGGGTCCAAAATCTCTCGGTTTACTTTTGGGTCCAAAAGAGTCAGTTGGTCGTTTTGGCTTTTTTTTGGCTTTATTTTCTAACTTTTTGGA